AAATCAATGGGGCGGTTTTTCGTGAAAATAGCTATTATTTTATTTACATTTGCTATTGACACTAGGACTTTCTGGGATTAGGTATGGTGTTATCTTTTATAGCAAAAGGAAAATGACAAATGAAACAACAAAAGATATTTGACGCAGCCTCGGTTCATTTGATGGGCATGGAAGGCCCGTCATTGGATCAGGATAGTGACGCTTGCGTATACCGTGGCAAGGACGAAGACTGTGAGTTCAACGGTCAGATGTGCGCCGTTGGACTGTTCATTGCTGACGAGCATTATGACGATGACCTTGAGGGTCAGGGCATAAGCGGTGGACAGGCTGTTGCTGACGCTGTTGCGGCGTCATGGGGTCAAGATGATTTAACTGTCGCTCAGATAAGTTTGTTGTCTGATTTACAGGACGCCCATGACGAAACGTCTAGGGGGTGGGAGTGGTCTAGCGGCATTGTTACCTCGTTAGACTATGTAGCCACCAAGCACCACCTACGCTTTGATCCGAAGGGGGCCAGCGCATGACTAATTGCGAATATAGACTGCGTGTCATTGACATTACCGTTCACAAATGGGGCGAGGATGGTCAAGGCGAACACGTTTGTAATAAGGGCGGTTTTACCATTGGCTCTTTTGATACCATTGCGAAGGCCAAGGCTGAATTAGCCGAGTTTTTTGGCTATGAGCCAGATTATGAGGCTTATGAGGGCGAGGATTATGTTTGCGGAGGCATCATTGAGAACGAGGACGCCTATGCAGACCCCGATGGTGAATACATAGCTGACTACGTTGTTACGATGGACAAGGTTTGCACCGTGTCGAATTGGGGGGCCAGCGCATGAGGGATTACGTTGTTAATGTTGATGTAAGGTTTCAGGTCAAGGCTTCTAGTGAGTCTGAGGCTTGGAAGATTTGCGAAGCAAAAGCCGAACAAGTTGAGCGTCTATTGAAGGACGTTGCAGATGACTTTGTTGCGGCTGATGTGTGGGATTACACAGAGGATGCCAGCGCATGATACGTTTAACAGACATTGCGGGACGCAAGACGCTTGCGGTTACGTTGGGAGAGCGCACGGGTCAAGATATTCATTACAGCGAAGTTTGTGCTGATGATAAGTATGTTTATCGCCACAACGCTGAGTATCCCGACGAAGTTGAGATGTACGCATTACCGCTACGTTCGTGTGCCGAGGTTGAGGACGATGTTGCGTATGACAAGTCACCGTTCGTAAACCCGAACAATTTCAAGTGAGGTATGATTTAAAAGACATGGCGTGGTCGGTAGTTGTACTGCTGACCATTGCTGCAATCACATTCGCTATGTTGGCGATGTAAAAAGAGAGGGCTATACTATGGAATTTGAAGTAAAGACGGGGGTTCCGATCCCTGACGTTGTTTCGGGTAAAAAGAGGGGCAGGGGCAAGTGGCAAGTTTTGCTTTCGTCTATGTCTGAGGGCGATTGCGTTGATGTGCCTCTCAGGTCGTACAACAGCATCTACGTTGCTGCGTCCCGTTTGGGTATTACTTTAATGAGCAGACGCGAGGGTGATGGTTTAGCTGATGGATTTGTTCGCATTTGGCGTGTGTCAGATGGATGATACTGTTCACATTCCTTACATTGTTGATCGTTTGGACGAGATTATTGATCTTTATGAAACTGAGGATGATTCGTTAAGCGCGGTTGAGGAATTGCGCCGTGAGTTGATTTTCAACATGGGTGTTAATTCGTTGGCCCGACATAAAGATCAGGATCAATTGAATGGGTCGGGTGACACTTTCAATCCTGTAATTAAGCTGCGGGGTGTTCCAGATGATGATTGATTGCCCTGAGTGTTCACATTCTGACCGTAAGGGTGAGGTAGAACACGAACAATTTGAGATGACGTCATACGGTGTTTACGAGCCGTTTGGGGTTTGGAAGACTTGCGAGAACTGTTCTGGTTCTGGTGAGATTGAGGCCGATTGAAAGGATGAATGTAATGGCTGATAAGAAGAAAAGAAACCTTACGCCTAAGAAACGCGCTATGCTGCGCTGGACGGGTAAGGAGATTGACCAGTTGCTTGAGTACAAGGCAACGGGTTTTAAGCACAGCGAGATTGGTGAGCTTATGGGTCGATCTACAAAGTCGATCAATGTTAAAATGTCTAAGATACGTCTTGGTGTTGAGAAGGCGAGTAATCCTGTTGAGGATTTAACACCATTCCAGAAAAATCTGGACTCGACGTTATTTGGGGACGTTTCCCCCGATGACAAGCCTAAGAAGCCTCGTAAGCCCCGCGCTACGAAGCTATCACTGACTCCGCAGCCTTTGGTTACGGATGCGTTTAACGTGCCTAAGAAGCCCGTTTATGCGGCTGTTGTGTTGGCTTTGGTGATTGTTGCTTGGTACTTGGGTAGCATGTCTTAATAAAAGTTGGGGGCGGCAATGACATGATTTGATCCAGCGAGGTTAAATCAAACCGCCCCCACATTTTGTTTATCATTCATAGCAGAAAGGAACAACTAAAATGCCGAAGTTTAATAACATAGAAGAAAAGCAGAAGTTTTTCCGCAATGCCATGCGGAAACTTGATACAGGTTTGCCAAAGGAAGCCAGCCCAGATTTGATAAAGTTTTTTGTGCTTCATGTGATAACGGCATATGACCATGATGATTGTTGGGATGATATTAAAGGGTTTGTTGACTTTGCTTTAAAAGAGAAGAGTCAATTTGATTCAGCTAGACAGGCGGTAGAAGATGCTGATAATATGTTGGATGCAATAACAAACAGCAAAGACAAATGATGCAACCAGAAGATTTAGAAAGAATTGCGGCGGGGCTTCTCAATGAAGTACCCGCTAATTTTTCGACTGCTGACTTGCGCGATTTAATAGTCGAACTTTTGTTCGGGTTAGGCGTGAGTCCATCAGATTTGCCGATGTTTTGTTTGCTGCTGATTGATAAATACGTGGCGGATAATAAGATAGAAGAGTCCCGACAAAGAAAAACCCCGCCCGATTATGGGCAGGGTTTGTGACTTTCAGCATGTTGCTTGGGATTATCTATAGCGACTTCCCATTCGCGGCAATGGTTTAGACGGGTTTCTATCGGGCCATTCGTACACGGCTTCACCGTGCAGCGGCCTTGATTCTAGGTGTCCTTCTTTTACAAGGCTTCGTAGTAGTTCCTGCGCCACATCGTCTTTGATACGCATTTTTCTGGCTAGGTCTTTGATTGTCCAAGCGTCCCTAGTTTTAACTGCATCGAAGGCCACGGCCATGAGGTCTACTTTAGCCCCGTAGTTACGCCCGACGATAGCTTGTGTTGGTTGTGCTACTAGCTGATGACGTAGGTTTTCGATTCTAGCTAGTTCTATATATGTTGGATTTAATCCACTCATATTTTTTTCCCCCATGATCTTAGATCACTAACATATCGTTCTAGTTCTGTACGCGCTACCCACAGATCGTTTTGTGCGTTGGGTAGTGGGCTTTTTTTGAAGGTTTCGTCTTGCAGTCTATCGACTCTGCCGCGCAGGAACTTTAGTTCTGATTCCTGCGCGGGTGTTAGGCCCGTTTCTAGTCCCACATTGCGTCCCCTTCTAGGACGATTGCAGGCCCGACTAGCCTGCGCCCAGCGATCATGCTGGCTTGAATATTAACGGGAAGATCGTGCATTAGACCCTCTTCGTTAATAATGAGTTGCATTTTTTCTGGGTTCATTAGCGGAACCATTTCCACCAGACCCCCGACAATCGCTTGCGCTTCTTCAAGCGTAGGCCGCTTGTCTTTAAAGAAGTGTAACATTTTTTCTGCCATTTTGTATCCTTTGCTAAATGGGTCTTATTTAAGAATTTTACACAGCAATATCAGGTACTTAAAAATATCCCTGTGCAATTACGGCGTTATTTCCCAAAACGGATTGAAATACGCATTTAAATCCGCTCCCAAGGATTAGCACATCATGGCATATAGGTCAAAGGTTTTCTCGCGCTGTTCTGGCTTCATATTCGCCACGGCTTAACGGCCCACCTGTGACGCCCAGCCACTTAGATGCGCCCGATTGTGTTAGTCTGTAGGTATCAACGCGCCCTGCCTCTTGCAGTGCTGTTATGGTGTTTTTCACTGTAGACTCTCCGAAAGGTTTCAACGCTATTACACATGGCTCACCTGAAGAACTTGTTTCGATTGCTTCATGCGCCCCGTCATTAGCGCCGCCTTTTGTGACTGCATTTCCGTTGGCTTCCATCATAGCTAAGAAGTCGAACATGTGTTGGAGTCTGTTTCTTACCGCGTCTGACAGCGCCAAGTTGCGTATATCTTCTGATCTATCTTCTAACAAACCTGTGTTCGGGTTTCGGATAAAGTGTCGTATGTCCCGATTAGCTGGCCCGTTGGCTTTGACTACAGCGCCATCGAACACGGTGTTACGCGCATAATCCACGTTGAGGTCTTTGCAGCGTTGCCGACCCAGACGTTCTTCTACGTTCCACACGGTAAATGCGCAGCGGACGCCATCAACGATAGCTGACGTACCCCGAATGAGATTACGCGCTTGTTCTGGCGTTGTGACGGGATCGTTGTCTTTAATTTTAGCCATGTGGTGATTGACCATGACCGTAGCGCCTGTTTCAGTTGAGATTTGCGCAAGCATACCCATGAATGCGGCTCCTGCGGCTGGATCAGCGTTTACATCTGCGTGTACGAACGAAGCCATTGGGTCGATTACCAGCAGTGCGAGGTTTTGCATTTCTAGGATTTGATCGTAGATGCGTCCAAACTCTTCGCCCATAACGTAACTATTGTCGATCTTTTGCATGATTGGAAACACACCGCCGAGGTTAGGTAGCGGCAGTATTTTTAAATTGTTCGGGTATTCGCGGCGCTTACCCATAGGGTCCATGCGTTCAATCCGCCTGTGCATTTCATCTTTATCGTCTTCTGCGGATAGAATGATTGCATCCCCGAATGTGGATACCATGCCCCCGAAAGCTGATTGCATAGGTTCGCCCGATGCGACTTTCATTGCGAGGTCTAGGGTCATCATGCCTTTACCGCTATCGCCAGCGGCGGCGAATATGGTTGGAACGCCTAGTGGTATTGTGCCGTTGATTAGATACTCTTGCTCGGGTGCGCGACCTACGAAGTAAGTCCCGATGTTTAGGCTATCGTCCAGCAGATGTATTGGCTTTTTGATTTTGCTTTGGCTACTGCGGATAAACCTGTGAACGTCAAATTGTTCGTCTAATGCGTCTGCGGCATCCCACTTTTCGGGCTTTCCGAATGGCGCACGTAGCATGAGCGTTGATTTAGCCCCCGCTTCTTTGGCGAGGCGTTCTACGAGTGCAGCCAAGTCCCGACCCGCTTTATCGTTGTCAGGCCAGAGGATTACGTCTTTACCCTCAAGTGGTGAGAAATCAAACTTATGGGCGACACGTTCCGATAGCATACCTGCGCCCCCGATAGTGCAGGTAGCTGCAAAGCCCATCCCGATTAGTGCTTCTGCGCATTTCTCGCCTTCGGCCCATATAACTGTTTCTGCATCCAAAATGTTCGGGATGTTATATAGGGGTCTTGGCTCTGGCAGACCCATGCGCCCGTTCATAAACTGGCGGAATTGTTTTTTAACTTCGCCGTCTTCGCTTTCTTCCACGTATTTACGGACTGTGACAAGCACAACGCCGTCAGCGTCAGTGTATGTATATTCATCATCGTAGGGCGTATCTAAATTGTAGACCTTTTTTGCGCCTACTTGTTCGGGTTGTTGCAGCGGAATTGGTTCCGGGCTTGGTCTGTTGGCAAGTTCGGGTTTGATTGGGTTTTCTGGCGCTGGCTCTTGTGGCGTTCCGAGGAACGCTTGATAGTGCGCGGCGACTTCTCTGCTAGTCCAGCCCCGACCTTCCATAAGTATTTTGGTTATGCCCCCGATGCCATCACCTGTGGCCCAATCCTGACCGCGCATAAAGTTGGGTCCATGAATATCTATGTTGATTTGCAGCGAACTACCCGCTTCGCCTTGAAACGATCCGATCATAAATGTAGTGCCGTGACGCACACCATTTGGGTATGTATCGAACAAATCTTGAAGCTGTGTTGTGCGTGGCACAAGGTTGGAAATTTTTTCTGTAAGCTGGCTAGTTGTGTTGCCAAAGCGTAATATTGTCATTATGTTGTCCTTATCACTCATCCTGATACAAAATGTGGGGTGTTCCGATCAGCCTTGGAATGCCCCACTATTGTAATTATTCCCCCCAACACGAATCCTGATACTCACAGAACTTGCAAAGAAAGAAATCTTTGCTTTGTGCGATGCGTGGTAGAATGTCATTTGCTTTTGCAGCCGTCAAGATATTTACTGCCCTATCGCTGGCTTCCTGTGCAAGCCCTTGATTGAAAGGGATTATTTCATAGTATATCTCGCTGGTGTTTTTATTGACTACGGTGAACAAACAAGGTGTTTCTGTTAACTCCATGTAGGCTTGGTATAGTGCGACTTGGGTAGCATACACTGGATTAGCCTTAGTAACGCCGTGCTTTTCAAACGCTCTAAACTTATTGTCATTGGCTGATTTGCATTCCCATAGCATAGGATACTGCGCTTTTACTGGCCCATCACAGACCACACCGTCTATGTGACCGCGTATTTCACCATCAGCGATAGAGAACCCAAACTGTTCACCCATTTTGTCTTCTGTGCGTAGGTCAAACCCTGCGTCCTGTATCCACTTGGCGGCATAGTCTTCGATGTTATGACCGAATTGAAATATCCGCAGTGTTCGTGCGGTAAATTCTTTGCCTTCATCAATGGGCCTGTTGAGGTATCGGTATTGTATTTTGCGTGAGCATTCATCACCGATACTGGATGCACCGATATACTTACGCCGTTCACGTTTCTTTTCGCCTTTAACTATCCCCTGATCCACAGCCTCTTTGATTTGTTCGGCTATTGGGTCTGGTTCCCTAGAATGGGATTGAAGTAGAAGGCCAACTGCCTGTTGACTTATAGTAGGATTCTTCAAGGTTTCCGACATTTACTGTCTCCGTAATTTTTTTTGATTCTTGCAGTGCGAATATCAACACTTGGACTTGTTCTTCTGTCAGGTCGCAGAACCGCGTACCCCATCCGAAGTATCCAAGTATGAATGACAACTCTTCCATTGGTTCTTTTGCTGATTCGTAATTCAATGGATTGTCCCCTCTTCTAACCCGAACAACTCTGCGGCTTTGTCGAATAGCCCCTCATCTGCGTCCGGGTTTTGAAATATAGCATCTGCTACTTTTTCTTTGTCCACGAATATTTTTGCGCAGCCACCGATGCAGAGTTTTTTGGAATGATTCATATGGTCATTTACTGCTTTTCCCGCAGCTTCGGTAACTTGTTCGCCATCGTTCCAATCTGACACAAACGCAACGATTTTGTATTCTTCACAGGAAAACTCGCTGTTGTCGTAAACTATGGCTGTTAGTTCAAGTTCGATCCGTGCCATCGTCTTTTCCTTTTTTGATAGCCAACTCGCCGCCACAGGCCATGTAACCACATGCGTCTACCCAGTTGTCAGGATTGCTTTTGTTAGATTTAAGCCGCGCTATTTTTAACAGCGTCATCATCACTGCAACGTCAGTAGATGTGAAATCCCATTCGTTGTTAAAGTAAATTTGCCACAACTCTGCTATGGACTCAAAGTTGTCTTCCATATCACCGTGCGTGGCGTCACGATCTTTGGTGACGTACTGCTTTGCTGTATCTAATATTTCTGCCCGTTTCATTCAGCTATCCTTTCCACTGCTGCGTCTATTTGTTCTTTGTTCCACAGATAATTTAGCCAGCATGCGGCTTTGTATTTCGTCCATGAGAAATCCATTGCACTAACTTGCACACCACCTCTGCGTAAGGCGTCACGTTGCTTGTCTGTGGCTCTTTCATTGAGCCAGCGTTTAGATTTGTTAGCTGCTGCACTGTCTTCAATCTCACGCATGAAATCATCTGCTGCTGACATGGCTTGCACCTTACCCCCAATGGCGACTGAGCGCACCTTTCGCCCGTTCTGAGCCTTGACTAGCCCAATAGATGTATCGCCCACTGTGCCGACTACACCAAAGCCATTGAAGCCCATTGCCATGAGGCATGAGCCATTGCCGAATATGTCCATCCATAGGAACGGTGATAGTTCCATGAGGTCGTATTCTGTTAGCGTAAAGTCCACCAATTCTTCTGTGTCTTGGCTTTGGAACTCATAGCCACACTCAACGCACATTCTGACGTTAAGAGGGTTGATGAATCCGCACTCTGGACATTGCTTTTCTGGCGCTTCCCCGTTGGGGTTTTTGGGCTTGCCATCTAGGTTAGCTGCTTCATCCAACGCACCATGCGTTAGAATGCTGCTACCGAAGTCTAGCACGATACAGTCTTTCTTGATTTGGTCAGGATAAATTTCTGGGTCCAGAATGCGCAGACCGCGCCCAATCATTTGCACCATTGTTGATTTAAATGAGCAGGGTCTGGTTAGAACCACACAAGATACAGGCGGTGCATCAAAGCCTTCGGTCAGCACTGCTACGTTTACCACAACTTGTACGTCACCGAACTCAAGGTCATGCAGAATTTGTTCGCGTTCTGGCTTGGGCGTATCACCGATAACCATTTCAGCGTTT